GTAGTGTTTTATGCTCAAAGTCGCCACCGATTACGCGCAGTCCATTGTCGACGGGCGCCGTCCCGCAGGGAAATGGATTTACGCGGCAGCAAAAAGATTTCTAGCGGATCTCGAGCGCGCGGATATTTATTTCGACGCCGCGGAATCTGAGCGCATGGGCGAATTCTTTGGCGAGCTCACGCTGATCGGCGACTCCACCGGCGAGCCGTTCGCGCTCGCTCCCTGGCAACAATGGGCGATCAGCAATCTCTATTGTTGGCGCAACACCGACGACAACGAGCGGCGCGTTTCAAACGGCCTACTCCAGGTGGGTCGCGGAAACGGGAAGACGACGCTCATGGCGGGGCTCTGTCTTTACGACCTCCTGAGCGGATCGGGCAAGCGGGTCCACTGTGTCGCGAATCGAGTCGAGCAAGGCGAGATCCTCCTGGACACCGCGCGCGAAATGGCGAAGGGTCTCGGCGACCGGCTCAAGACCTTCCAATTCACCCTTGAGGATCGCGACCACGATTGCATTATGTCGGTGCTCCCATGCAAGGCCTCGAGCCTAGACGGTCTCACGCCCTCCCTGTGGATCGCTGACGAGGCCGCGGAGTTCAAGGGGAGGTTCCTAAGCAAGCTCGTGAGCGCAGGCGCCAAGAGAAAGAGCTGTCTCGGCGTGATCATTTCGACCCCTGCCGACAATCCCGACGGGATCTACCACGAGAAAGTCACGCACGCCGAGGCCATCCTGCGCGGCGACATCGTCGACGATTCGACCGTCGCAATGCTTTACGGCATCGACGCAGGCGACTCCCTCGAGGACGAAGAGGGATGGTTGAAAGCGAACCCAGGCGCTGAGTACGGTCAACCGGCGGTGAAGTCGATCAGGCGCGCGTGGACGAGCGCGAAAACCACGCCGATGGGGCGCTCGGAATTCGCGCGGTACAACTGTTGCCGTATGACCGACTCGACTGGCGGATGGCTTGATATGTCCCTGTGGCCTGCGCCGACCGAAATCGACTGGGAATCGCTGCGCGGTCGACCGGCGTGGGTCGGTCTCGACCTCTCGAAATCCCTCGACATGACCGCGGTCGTGATCGCCGTTCCGCTCGAGGATGGCGCCGTCGCACTGCGCGGCTACTACTGGTGGCCGGACGCCGATGTGAAACAGCGCGAGCTCGACTACCGACTCCCCGTGAGAACCTGGGCGCTCGACGGTCACATCGAACTGACACCAGGGCGCGACATCGATTACCACGCGGTGCTCGCCAAATTGGTCGAGATCGCAGGGTTTTTCAGCGTTCAGACGATCGCGTTTGACCGTTGGGGCTCGACTTTCTTCGCCGAATCGTGCGTGAATGAGGGGCTCCCACTCGCGACTTACTCGCAGGGGATCGCGACCATGGGCCCAGGATGCCAGCTCTGGCAGCAATACTGGGTCGGAAATCGACTCCGCGTCGGCAATGATCCCGTACTTCGCAACGCTTGCCGCACCGCGATCCCGATTCGCGACTCGAATGGCAACATCAAGATCGATAAACGCATCAAGTCGACGATCATCGATCCACTGGTCGCCGCGATCATGGCGCTCCACGCGTGGGGCGGCGAGGCGCGCAGCGTTTACGAAGAAGCGTAGTTTGGCGCATTCCCGCTCGCGCGCATGATCACATCATGCTCGCGTGCTCAAGGAATTAGTCCAACGCCTGTTCCCATCGTCGTGGATCGGTCACAACTACCCGATTTCATGGCTAGGTAACGACATGAGCGGCGTCGTGCCGACGGTCAATCCGTTCCAGGCACTGCGATTCACGCCTGTGTATCGCGCCGTGACGCTCATCGCGAGCGACATCGCGCGCATCGAATCATCGATCAGCGACTCGCAGTGCGACTCTCTGTGGCAGAATCCCTCGACATTTATGTCTGCGTTTGAGTTTCGACGCTCGATGTTGATGAACGCGCTCCTCTGGGGCAACTCGTTCGCCGTGATCAACCGCACCGCGAGCGGCGAGCTGGTCGAGCTCTTGCCGATGCTCTCGGAGCAGATCTCGCTCGATCTCTCGAGCGGTCGACCGCGCTACAAGACGCCGCAATATGGCGTACTCGAGGCGGAGGATGTGCTGCACTTTCGCGCGCCTGGGCTCTCAGGAATCTGGGGCGAGTCGCCGATCAACATGTGCAAGACATCGATGTCGCTCCTGTCTGCACAGGAAACGATGGCGCTCAAGAACTTCGCGAACGCTGGCAACCCGAAGATTGCAATCGTCCATCCGATGAAGCTGTCGCCTGAAGCGATGCAGCGCATCGAACGCGACTACATTTCGAGGCACTCGGGATCAGAGAACGCCGGTCGTCCGCTCGTGATGGCTGAGGGCGTCAAGATCGAACGCATCAGCTCCACGCTCGACGACACCGGCCTCGAGGCCGCGCGCCGTTACTCGATCGGCGATGTCTGCCGAATTTACGGCGTACCTGCGTCGTACCTGAGCGAATCAGTCGGTCCGTCCTACGGGACGCTCGAGTGGCTGTCGCGCATGTATGTCGACTCTTGCCTGCGCCAATGGTGCGCGGCGATCGAGGGCGAAATCCTGCGGAAGCTCGGCGACGGCACCGAACAGATGTACTGGGATCTCGATGACTTCGTGCGCCCAGGCATCGCGGAGCAGATGGCCGCTCTGCGAACTGGAGTCGAGGGCGGATTCCTCACGCGCAACGAGGCGCGCGAATCCCTCGAGCTCGAGCCCCTGCCTGGACTCGATGCGCCTGTCGTCGCCATGAACATGGGAACCGGCGGCGGAACGACCAACAAGGGCAAAGACACCAGTGCAGAAGAGGGAACCCCAAATGATTTCTAGACGCGATTTCACCTCGGCGCCTGCCGTTGAAGGTCGGACTCTGACCGGCATCGCTGCGGTCTACGGCCAACCGTCGCGCCTCATCCGCGAGCAAGGTCGATCGTTTACTGAGCGCATCGACGCAGGCGCATTCGGCGACATCGGCGATGTGAAGCTCTATTACGGCCACGATGCGTCGATGCCGCTCGCGCGCACCCAGTCAGGGACACTGAAACTTGATTCGCGCGCCGATGGTCTGCACTACACCGCGACGCTTCCCGAGACAACGCTCGGCAACGATGTTCGCGAACTTCTCTCGCGCGGCGATCTGACGGGCGCGATGAGCTTCGGGTTCTATGTGACGCGCGACACTTGGAACAAGCAACGCACTGAGCGCACCGTTAACGCGGCGACTCTCGTCGAGGTGTCGTTGGTTCAAGACGCTGCCTACCCACAAACGACTTCAAGCCTGCGTCATGTTGGCGCAGAATTTCAAAGGGCCGTGGATGCACGGCTTGAACTGCACCTCCACAGGATGCGCACCTATGTCTGATCTCGAAAAGCTCCAGAACATCACCCACCACTACCGCAAGTCGCTCGAGGCCTACGAGGCGCGCACCGGTCACAAGCCTCAGTCGGTCGACAACACCGGCAGCGGCGAGGAAAAGGAAAAGTTCGCGCGCATGGATGCGGACATGACCGCCGTCGAACTTCGCGCGCAGAACGCCGCGCTCGAGGCGCGACTGTCGAAGATCGAGAAGACCCCGAAGTTCACCGCTCGCGTCCCTGGCGCGCGCGCTGATCGCGTCGAGTCCTCCGACGAATACACCAACCGCTACATGAGCGCACTCCTGAGCGGTGATCAGCGTGAGCTCCGCGCCGTGACCGCACTGGCAAACGACTCCGCAGGCGCAGGCATTCCGACCGACATGGAGCGCCGCATCGTCGAGCGCATGTATCAGCAATCGGTCATGCGCCAGCTCGGCGTGGTCAATCAGGTCGACAGCAAGCGCACGATCACGATCGAAAGCGGTCTGCCGACCACGACCAAGACCGCGGAATCTGCCGCAGACCCAGGCACTGGCACCGCGGCGACTCTCACTTTCCCGACCTTCGGCACTCAGATCTCTGTGGCGTACACCAAGTATGTAACGCCGGTCAAGATGTCGCAGGAATTCCTCGAGGACGCCATCGGTAGCGGTGGCATCGGAAGCGGCATGGACTATGTCGCGCGCAAGTGCGCGCAGTCGATGGCACTGAAGCACGACGAGCAGTTCACGATGGGCGACGGCTCCGGCGACCCGCAAGGCGTGGCGCTCAAGGCGCTGATCACCGCTACCACGAACATCGGAAATGTCGGAACGGTCGCCGCGATCACTGCCGACAATCTGATCGACACTTATCACTTGGTTCCCGTTCCGTACCGCTCTTCGCCGAAGTTCTCGTGGCTTCTGTCTGACGCGGTGCTGAAGACGGCGCGCAAATTGAAGACCACGAACGGCGACTTCATTTTCTCGCCCAACAACACTGGCGCCGGCCAGATGACCGTCGGCCTGCCTGCAACCATCTACGGCGTTCCGTACTCTCTGTCGCAGTGGCTCCCAACCGACACCAACGCGCTTGGATCGGGAACCTCTGGCGCTCTCGCAAACACCGACGTGCTCGCAGTGATCGGCGATTTCAGCTACTTCGAGATCTTTGACCGCACTGGAATCACCAGTCTGATCGATCCGTACTCCGCGGCGCTCAGCGGACAGACCACGCTCTATATGTACTCGCGCACTGATTCGCGCGTGATGTTGAACGAGGCATTCGCAACTATCTCGGCATAAGCCTTTTCGCGCGCCCTCGGGCTCGCATTTTGGGGCCGATCGGAGAAATCCAATCGGCTCCTTTCCATGACGATTCCTCTGTCACAGATCAAGTCAACGCTGCGCATCGACTTCGATGACGATGATGCAGCATTGATTCGCCTGCGCGAGACTGCGATCTCGCTGATCGAGCGCCGAACCCAGCTGCTACTTACTCCAGGCACTCGAACGCAGTACCTGGCATCGTGGAAGGACGCCATGATCACAGGATTCCCGTTCGTGAGCCTCACCAGTGTCGTCTACTACGATTCGCTGAACGCCGCGACGACGATGCCTGCGACCGACTACTGGCTCGACCTTTCGGAGGGATCGTTCCCGATTCTGCGGTTTAGCGCGAACCCCACGATCTACAAGAACACTCAGCCGGTCGTCACCTACACCGCAGGCTATTCGGTGATCCCGAACGAGGTCACGATGGCCGCGCTCGCGCTCATCGGATACTGGTACCAAAACCCGAACGCCGCAGACGCTGTTTCGATTTCGTCGGC